GCGGCGTGGTCGGCGGCGGGGTCGGCGGCGTGGTCGGCGGCGTGGTCGGCGAGGTCGGCGGCGTGGTCGGCGGCGTGGTCGGCGGCGTGGTCGGCGGCGGGCGATGAGCCGCTCCGCCTCATCGCCACGATCTTTGCGGAAGCCGCACAGGCAACGCGAGAGCCGGTGGCCGCATGAGCCGCCTGTGCCACGTCTGCGGCGAGCCGCTGAACGGCGCGTTCGTGGACCTGAGCTGGGGCGGGTTCGCCAGCTCCTCCCTCAACGGGATGACGATGCGCTGCCACGCACGCTGCGTCCGCCTGGAGGCAACCGTGGGCCGGGACGTGGCGCTCCCGCCGCGCCTGAGCGACCCGGAGGCCGAACCGCAACTCGCGCTGGACGCCCTGTTCGGGGACGCGCAGACCGAACTCGAGGAGCAGTTGCACGCATCGTTGGAGGCGATCCGATGACGGATCCGGACGAGGGCCACAAGTGTCTCGTCGGGCGCGCTGAGTGTGGCTGTCTGTGGGGCGTAACCGTCCTCGACGGCCACGACGCCGACGCCTACAAGGACGCGGCTGGCTGGGCGAAGAAGGGCGCGCGCATCGAGACGATGACCGTCGCGGAGTTCAAGCGTCTCCCGCTCCACTGCGCGGGCCACCCGGAGGGCCGATGGGATAGCCGCGGTCGGACTCGACCGGCGCAGAACGTGAGCCTCGGGCTATGAGTCCAGTCGTGGAGCAGGGGCGCGGCGCGCGGATGAACGACCGCCTGGCGGGCTACGTCGAAGTCAAGGACCGCATCGCCCAGTTTTACGCGAAGCACCCCGACGGGCGGCTCGTCACGTCGTCCGTGAGCGCGAGCAGCGACCCGGACGGCAAGCCGCGCGTGTGGGTGGAGGCGAAGGCGTACCGGACCCCGGACGACCCGCAGCCGGCCGTCGGCTGGTCGTGGATGGAACTCCCCGGCCGGACGCCGTACACGAACGGGTCCGAGCTGGAGAACACCGAGACGAGCGCGTGGGGCCGCGCCATCGGGGCGCTCGGCATCGGCATCGACAAGTCGATCGCGTCGGCTCAGGAGTTCCGCAACAAGGAAGGCGAACCCGCCGCACCCGCACCGGATCCCATCGCCGACGGGCTGTTCGGCACCGCCGAGAAGGGCACGGGCGACGCGGACTTCGAGATGCGCCAGACGAGCGTCGGGCCGCGTATCGCGTTCCGGCTCACCGAGGGGCGCACGAAGCTCAAGGTGGAGGCGGTCGGCGCGCTCGCGGAACTCATCTCGGAATACCGTGCGGGCATCGAGGCGTTCCGCGTCCAGGCGTGGGGCGAGATGCGCGAGGAGTCGTTCACCCCGAAGGACGCCACGCGCCCCATCACGTACCGCGTGATGCGCCTGTCGCGGCTCAAGGTGGGCCACCTCGACCTCACCGAGCCGGAGCCGGACGACGAGCCACCCGCCCCTGATGACGCGCAGCTCGCCCTCGTGGGAGCGGCGTCGTGATCGTCCGGACGGTGTACCTCGTGACGGATGGCGAGTACAGCGACTACAGCGTGCGCGCTGTCGCCACGACCAAGGCCCTCGCGGAGGAGATCAAGGCCGCCGCGAAGTTCGACCGCATCGAAGAGATGCCGCTGCTCGACGCAATGCCCACGCCATACACGCTCTACGTCCGCGAGCGAGTTGGCCGCGGGGACTATGAGCGGACTGAGGTCGTGTGGCCGTGGGACGAGTGGCTTCACAACGTCCCGAAGAACGGGCGGCCGGTCTACAAGAAGTTCCCCGTCGGCTGGCGTGTCGCCGGGCGCGACAAGGCACAGGTCGACAAGGCGTGGCAGGACCGCGACGCGCAAGAGCGCGCGGAACGAGAGGGCATCGCGTGATGCTCCGTCGCGTGGCGCTGATCCGCCGCACACCGTTCAAGGCGAAGCGCCGGCCACCCTACCCGTCGGTCCTCCACGACTACATCCTCCGGCGCGACAAGGAGTGCGTCGCCGCGAAGCTCGGGTTCGTCCACGAGTGCCGGTCCACCTTCGGCGTGCCCCACGCACCGTTCGCACTGCCGCTCCTCACCGTCGAGGAGATCAAGGACGACGACAAGCACGCGATGGGCCAGAAGGCTCCCCGTGACGCGAAGCACGGCGTGGCGCTCTGCGGGCTGATGAACACCCGCCCGCCGTCCCGCGAGATGCGTCAGGCGTTCCGGGCCTATCTCGCGGACGTGGAGTCGTGATCACTGAGCGCGTCCGCGAGGATCCGGTCCTCGGCCGCGTGCGGTTCTGCGACCAGTGCTTCATCTGGCAGCCGGACGACGCTGAGTTCTGGATCAACGACATGCGGAAGGCTGGCAGCGAGTACAGCCGAGCGGACGGGCGCACCTACGTCCGGCGCTCCGCGGTGAACGTGATGAAGTGCCGCGCCTGCGTCAATGAGCGGACCCGGCTGCGACGCGAACGGCTCGCGCGGCTCAACGCCCGCGTCCAGCAGCGGCCCTACAAGGTCAAGGTCGTGCTCGGGCCGTGCGGGTGCCACGACTGCCATGTCTCCCTGTACTGGAACGGCGTGGCGTGGTTCGACATCGACGGCCGGCGGCATTCGTGCCCGCGCGGATTGGCCGCATGAGCGAACGAGCAGCCTACTCGCGCGTCTACTGGTCGATCATCGACGACGCCAAGTTCGCGAACGTCTACGACGACGACCGCGCACTCGCGGCGTGGACACGCCTCCTGCTCGTCGCTGACATGGCGTGGCCGGCCTCGGCTCACATCCCCGTGAACACCCGCCGTCAGTCGGTCGCCATCCTCGTCGGCGCTGGCCTCATCGACCTCCAGGCTGGCAGCCGCTACCGCGTCCACGGCCTCGACGCCGAGCGCAACCGTCGCAAGGAGTCCGCCACTCATCCGCCGACCAACAGGGGACCAAACGGGGACCAGTCGGGTACCGGACGGTCCCCAGTCGTACCCGGAGAGCGGGGACTAAGACGAGACGAGACGAGCAAAGACGAGACGAGCCCTCCCGCGGGCGCGCGCGAGGCTGACGATCAACCGGAGTTCGAGGCGCTGCAATGGCTCGGACGCCACGGCTGCTACCTCCGTCCAGGTGACGGCTACCACCAGAAGCTCATCCTCGCCGTGGAGCGGTTCGGGATCAACCGCGTCGTCGGGACGATGGACCGCCTCGCCTCGGCTGGCGTCATGGACGGCGACACCAAGGGCTTCATCTTCGGCGCGACCGACGCCCTGTTCCCACGCCCCGACCTCAAGGCCGTGGAGCGCGGCGAGCGTGCCGACGAGGCTGCGGCGAACTTCGACCGTGCCGCCGCCGCGACCCAGCGGATGCTCGCCCGACAGCGCGGTGAGACGGCATGAGCACGCTCGATTACGCGGGCTTCCTCGCGTCGAAGCGCCGCTCCGTCCTCGCAATCCTCAGCCTCGGCCTCGAGATCCCGGCATGACCCTCGACCCACAATCCGCCGCCGCCGCGTCGATCTGCTGGCTCGCCCGTTGGCAAGGCGACGGGACGTACCGCGCCATCGCGGCAGCGGCCACGACGCGCCATCCGTCCGAGTGCGCCTGGTGCGTCTACCCGCTGGACGCCCTCATCTCGATGGTCGAGGACTTCAACGAGGCGGACGAGCGGTTGGCCTATCGCTTCGCGCAACTGCCGAGCGACGAGCAACGTGCCCGAGTGGAGCGGGCGATGTATGGGGAGGCTGTTCGATGACGATGACGAAGCGCCGGCCGCCGTCCATTGGCGAGCTGTGCCCAGCGAACGCGACGCACGGCCCGCTCCTGCTGATGCGGGATGGCGCGTTGTACTGCCCGCATTGGGCGCACGACGCCGAACGGATAAAGCCTGCGGATCGGGGCCATCACATCCGTCCGGTGGCGGTGCAGGGGTGAGCGGCACCGAAGCGCACCAGTCCCGTATCGGCCAGATCGCGGACGAATACGACCTCGGTGTGCTGGAGGTCGGCGTTAGGCGGGTCACGCTCACCGCGTCGCTGAAGGCGATGGGGCCGAGCAAGTCCTACGACTACGCGGTGGTGCAGTTCGATGAGGCCATCCGGCCCGAGCTGTTCATCGAGGCGCTGGGGATCGGGCTGCGCGTCATCGCTGCTCGGGAGGGAGGCCAGTGATCCGCGACCTCATCGGCCGCGACCTCGCCTACTACGTCCTCGGCGGCCTCCTGTACGCCGCCTCCGTGTGGCTCCTTGCCCTGGTGGCCCTGAGTGTGGGGAGCCCGACGTGACCGACCAGCCGCAGCAGCCGACGGAGCCGGTGACGGAGGCGACTCTTGCGTACAACCGGGGCTGGGCGGACGGCAACGCCTCGGCCCTCGATGCCTGCAACCCCGTGATCGACAGCGCACAAACGACCATCGAGAGGCTCATCGCGGACAAGGACCGGCTCACAGCCGATCTCGCCGAGGCCCGTGCCGCCGGTTACGAGGCCGGTGTCGCCACGGGAGCGCAGGGAGTCGCGGCGCTGCCGGACCAGTGGGGCGCCGAGGCCGAGATCATCGAGACGGCGACGCACAATCCGCGCGGCAAGGCGCTCCCGCGCGTTCGCCGTCAGATCGCCGCCGACGCACTGCGTGCTTGCGCGGAGTCGCTCCGTGCCGCCATCGCCGCTTCCCGTCCCACTGCCCCGCAGGAGCCCGGTGAGGCAGGGCCAGACGTGGAGCGGCTGGCGGTGTCCTACGGCGACATTGAGACGGCGCTGCGGCAGTCGCTCGACGGCGCGATGGTGTTCCGCTCCTACCCGACCGGCGATCCGTACGGGCGATGGGCGCAGAACCTCTGGCGCGGACTCCGTGCCGCGGAGCCGACCGACCTGCGGAAACTGCGCGCGCAAGTGGACGCTATCAACTCGTTCTCCGTGCGATGGCAGCGTCGCGAGGACCGGCCCGACTGGACCGCGGACGACTTGACGATGGAGGCCGGTGAAGGTCGCGGCTTCGCTGCGGCTAAGAGGCTCGTCCTTAGCCTCATCGACGCAGCCGTTCCGACGCAGGAACCCAGCGACCAAGAGCTGCTATACGCACCCGCCCTCGCCGCCGCCGAGCCTGTCCGCGACCCGGAGCCGCCCGCCAGCGGGATCGACGCGCTGGACGTGGCTGAGGACTTGCGAACGATCCGTCGCTCGCTTCCGGCGATTGTCGGTCTGGCCACGGCCGAACTGTGGCTGGCGTTCGGGCGGGTCGAACGTGCGCTGGGTCGCGGCATCTACGCCGCCGCCCGCGAACCCTCTGACCGCGCCGGGAGGGACGAGGGACAGTGAGCGACCACAGTTTCATCGACGCGATCAAGCGAACGACTCGGGAGCGTCGCGGATCGCTCGCTTACGACCTGCGGTGGCCCGTGCGCGTCGCGTTCGTCCGGCGGTTCTCGTGGCCGCCAACGATCCATCGACGGCTCTGGCCGATCATGGCCAGCCCGAACGGACGCCAGTGGTGGACGGTCGGCTACGGCAACTCCCTGTTCATCGGTCCGCTCGTCGTCTCATGGCGCTCTGCCCCTGACCGCGCAGCCCCGGAGCCGGAGGGCCGGGAGTGAGCCGCATCCTGGCGATCGACCCCGGAACGACGCAGTCGGCGTGGGTGCTGCTCACAGGCCAGTACATCCACCCGACGAACTTCGGGATCCTTGACAACAACGAACTCGTCGATCGCCTGCCGGGATGGGCGCTACAGGCAACCACCGTCGTCGTCGAGGAAGTCCGGTCCTACGGGATGCCGGTCGGTCGGGAAGTGTTCGACACCTGCCGCTGGACGGGCCGGTTCCAGCAGGCGGCACTCGCGGCGACAGAGGTCGGGTTCATCGGCCGAAAAGACGTCGTCACGCACCTGTGCGGCTCCGCGAAGGCGAAGGACGCCAACGTCCGCCAAGCCCTCATCGACAGGTTCGGAGGCCCGTCCGCCATCCGCAAGGGCGGCGCGCTCTACGGCATCCACAAGGACGTGTGGGCCGCGCTCGCGGTCGCCGTCGCGTACTCCGACGGTGTCCGATGACGGCTCCGCGGCCCGCGCAGCACGTACGCCGCTCGGACCGGGGCGCCACCAGCCGGAGGCACCCCCGCGCTATCTGCGAACCCGCTCGAGCGCCGTGGGCCGGCGCAGTGACGGCGGCAGGGCCACAGTCGACGGACTCCTCGTCGGCTCGGACGGCGCGCACATGACGACCGGACTCCACGTCGTCGAGCGCGGCGGAGTCCGCTTCCCGCGCCGCTCCCGGCTCCCGCAACCGCTCCTCGCGACGTGCTCCTGCGGCGAGGAGGTCGCAGCGATGGCGGACTGGCGGCTCGCGGACCCGTACACGCCCATCCAGGAGGCGTTCGCGAAACACCGCAAGGCTGCAGGCGTCCCGGCGGGCAGGGCGGACCAGGCCATCTCCACGCGCATCCGGGACGAGGGGTTCCGGTTCGGGCGGAAGGCGCGATGAGCGACCGGATCGCCGTCCCGGTGAAGGAAGCCGCTGAGGCGCTGTCCGTCTCGTCGGACACCGTGCGGCGATGGGCGGCGCGCGGCGTGCTGCGGTCGATTGGTTCGGGGCGGGCGATGCGGATCTACGTGGACTCGCTGGAGGGGCACAATGCCGAGCGTGCGGGGACATGGGGAGGGCACGATCTACCGCCACAAGGCGACCGGCCTGTGGTGCGCGTCCATCAGCCTGCCGACCGGACGGCGGACGGTGTACTGCCGCAAGTCCGACAACACGCGCAAGGCCGCGAAGGCGTTGCTCGGCGAACTCCTACGCCAGCGGGACGCCGGCCTCGAGCGACCGAACCCGAGACTGACGGTCGCGGGGCTGCTGTCCGGATGGCTCGCTGACGTGATCCAAGTCCGGCCGGCGACCCGCAAGCACTACCGGATCATCGCCGAGACGCATCTCATCCCGGCGCTCGGCGACGTGCCGCTGGCCGATCTGACGCCGCTCCAGGTGCAGCGGTACCTCAACGCGAAGGGGAAAACGCATGCCGCGCAGTCGGTCCGACACCATCACGCCGTCCTCCGAAACGCCCTTCAGTACGCCGTCAGGGCCGGATACGTCGGACGAAACGTCGCCGCCCTCGCGTCACCTCCAAGCGCGCCGCGACCAGATCGGGCGACTCTTGTGGCTAGCCAACTCCATCGAGTCGCTGAAAGCGGTAACCGTCTCGTGGGATTGTGGTTGCTCGCTGGCGTTCACGGACTCAGGGAATCCGAAGCTCTCGGCCTGCTCTGGGAAGACGTGGATCTGGATGCGGGAACGCTCGGCATTCGGCATCAGTTGGCTCGCTCTGGCGGACGATGGGTCCTCGTTGAACCAAAGACCAGTCTGAGCCGACGCACCATCCAACTAGCCGCGCCGGTCGTGCATGTGCTGACCGAACACCGCGAGCGGCAACTGGCCGAGGCCGCGAAGGCTCTATCGTGGCCCTTCTACCGGCACGTCTTCCTGACGCCGACCGGACGGCCCTACCACTCGGCCGCGCTGCTCTCGGAGTGGTATGCGCTGCTGGACCGGCTGAACCTCGAAGGCAAGCAGACCGAGCCGCCCATCGACCCGCTGCCGCGCGTGACGTTCCACGGCCTCAGGCACTCGGCCGCGACGAATGCCGTGGCTCTGGGGATCCCGCTGGAAGACGTCAAGCAGATGCTCGGCCACTCATCCATTCGGCTCACGTCGGACACCTACTCGCACCCCGATCCGGTGCGAGCCCGCGAGGTCGCGCGGCTGCTCGGCGAAGGGTTTTCGGCGCGTTCTGCCGTAGGTTCTGCCGTAGTGCCGATTGCCGATGAGGGCCGAGAGTCGTGATTCGTGCTCAGGAAGTGGAGGCGACGACCGGATTCGAACCGGTGAATAGAGGTTTTGCAGACAACTGGCCCGCATCGGGCCGTGCACGCCGGAAGCCTCTGAGACAGCCGTTCTGGGCCACCAACTGCCGTAGTTCTGCCGTACTCGGTGCCACCGACTGCAAATGAGTTGTCGGTCCTGCACCGGCTCGCGGAGCCCGGTGCTTCTTACGCATCCGTCGCCCACGACCTCGGCATCACCGAGAACGCGGCGCGCCAGCGGATGTGGCGGCTCTACCGGAGGCTCGGGGTGCATTCCGACCTCCAGGCGTGGGCGGCTCTCGGGTTGCGGAAGGATCGGGCGGCATGACTGACGAGGCGCTAGCGGCAACCCCGCCGCGCCCGTCGAGAGGGTCAATTAGGCCGCGTAACCAACGTATACGCGCTCAACCGGCGAATATCCGTCACGATTGCAACGACGTGAGCGTGCAACCGCTTCGCCTCGCAGGCGCATAACAGCCCGGTGACCGTCAAGGACGAGATCCGCGAACTGGCCGGGGACAAGGGTCCGACGTGCCAGATGGGCGTCGCGCTCGCCGCACTGTCCCCGGAGGACCGCGCAGGCGTCGTGGACGCGATGACCGATCCGCTCGTCACGGGGACCGGGATCGCCCGCTGGCTGGCGAAGCGCGGCACCCGCGTCAATCCGTTCACCGTGCAGCGGCATCGTCGGGGCGATTGCCAGTGTCCGTGAGGGACGAGATCGTCGCGGAAGTCCAGGCCGAGTCGAAGGACGCCGACCTCCGCCGCGCCCTCGACAACGCGCTCCGTGAGCTGGCACGGGCGAGGGCGAAGACCGACGACCTCGTCGCAGCCGTCTACCGCGCCGTCCGTGACGCCCTCGTCGCGGATCCCGTCCGACCCGTCACTCCTCCCGCCCGTGTCCAGCGGGTCAAGAAGGCCGAGGTGGCGCTGTGGCACCTGACCGACTGGCAGGGCGCGAAGGTCACGACGACGTACAACTCCGAGGTCATGCGGCGGCGCGTCGGGCAGTTCGTGGACAAGGCCGCGCACCTGACCGAAATCCAGCGCGCCGATCACCCGGTGAACGATGCCGTGATCCTGTTCGGTGGCGATCTGGTGGAGGGGCTCTTCAACTACCCGACCCAGCCGTTCGAGATTGACGCGACGCTCTTCGCGCAGTGGGTGAGCGTCAGCCGCCTCATCACTGAGACGGTGCAGCGGGCGCTCACGATGTACCAGAACGTCACCGTCGTCGCGGAGTGGGGCAACCACGGGCGGATCGGCTCCAAGCGCGACGCCGTTCCTCGAGCCGACAACATCGACCGCATGTGCTACGAAACCGCACGCCAGATGCTCGCCCTCGAGAAGCGCCTGACGTGGGAGGACTGCCCCGAGGACATCCAGCGCGTCGAGATCGGCAACTACCGCGCGCTCCTGCTCCACGGCGACGAGACGGGCCGCAACGGGTACGTCTCCGCGACGACGTTCCTGACGTACCTCAATAAGCTCAAGGCCGGCGCGTTCGGCTGGTCGTTCCGCGACGTCTACACCGGCCACCGCCACACCCACGACGAGTACGCGATGGCCGACGGTGAGGGTGCCTGGTACCAGACCGGCTCGACCGAGAGCGACAACCGCTATGCCCGCAACGGCCTCGGCTCCGTCGCGAAGCCCTCGCAGCGCCTCCACTTCATCGAGCCGAGCACGGGAAGGGTCACGTCGCAGTTCAAGGTCTGGCTCGACTAGACGCAACCGTCTACCGGGCCACCAGATAGCCCCGTAACGAACGTATACGCGCCCCACGGTCGGCCCGGCGCGACACTTACAGACGTGCTCGCGGATGTCCTCGGAGCCATCACAACGGCCTTGCAGCGCGTCCTCAGCGGCGCGCTCTACCCGTTTCCCCCCACCGCTTCGCAGGCAACCCCCGCTCACCGCGTCCCGGCCCGATGGCACTCCTCCCCATCGGGCGGGGCGTTCCCATGCGGCGATCGATGAATGCCGACGGACATCGTCGTCGTTGTCTCGGCACTGGCGAACGCGGGCGGCTGGGCCGTCGTCATTGCGATCGGCTTCTTCCTCGGCGTCGCTTTCGTTCGCCGCTGGCTGGTCCCCGGCTGGATGTTCGAGCGCGAGGCGAAGGCCCGCGATGACGCGGCCGCGACCATCGCCGCGTTCTCCAAGTCCCTGGACGCCCTCACCGATGAGGTTCGTTGGCGTGGTCGCGGTCGTGATCCGAGATAGTCGCTGGCACCGCCTCGTCCAGTGGATCCTCCCGTATTACCACGAGGACGAGGTCGAAGCGCGTCATCAGCAGGGGCAGGCCGTGATGACTGAGGCCGTCCACTCGATGGAACGCGCCGCGGCCGTGACGACCGGCGTGCGGCGAGAAGCGATCCGCCGGGCCTACACCGCGATTGCCGACCGGCTGGATGGGCACTGATGGATGTTGCGACTATCACGGTCCTGTCGACCATCGCTATCGGCATCCTCACGCCGATCGACTGGTACGTGGCGCTCACGTTCTACCGGGCATGGCGCGGCGGCGAGCACATCCCCTACTTCGCTCCGACGCTGGCCCTCATCGTCACCGTGGCCGCGACCGTGACCGCGTGCCTGTTCGTTGGCCTCTCGGCCATCGCGCTGCGGTTCACTGGGCAGGGCATCGTCCCGCCGGGCGTCGGTCTGCTGATCGTCGCGTGCGCCCTGCTGCTGCCGAGCGCGGCGCTGTTGTGGATGTGGCGGCTCCTGCGGCAGCGTCACCCATGATGCGGCTCATCGGCTTCTATGCCACCGCAAGGCCCGAATGGCGGTGGGAGCGAATCGCCCGCAAGCGCGATCTTCGCGAGCGGCGGATGGCCCGACTCCATGCGCTGCTGGTGCGGGAAGCCGAGATGTGCCCGAACTGCGTGACGCCGTGGAAGTGCAACGGGCCGCACACTGCGGCGGTCCCGGCATGAGCAGCGGCTTTCTCGACGATGTGTGCCCAGCTCGCGGCCCCGGCCTCACGCACACCATCCACGGCCCGAACGGCTCGCCGTGCCTCCACTGCCAGCGCCCGGTGTACCAGCGCGGCACCACGAACGTCACGTCGGCCGGTGCCGGCGGCCTCCAGGCGCTCGCCAACTACTACAGGGTCCGCGACAACTACACGATGGTCGTGCGCGTGAACCCCGACGCGCCGGAGAAGAAGCAGATCCCGGCACCCGAACCTGTCGTCGGTGAGGACATCGAGGGCATCGGCTCGGAGTGCTCCTGCTTCCCCTGCCGCTTCCCTGACGCCTACCCCGACGCTCGCCACGTCGCGCTGCGCGTCCATCACCGCATCCAGCACCGCGACTTCGACGAGTACCTGCACGACCGCGACATGGCGCGCATCGCCGCGATGGGCGTCCCGGCCGGCCGCTGCAAGGCGTGCGGACCCGGTGTGGCTCCGCATGGCTGGCATGCCTAATGAACGAGCCGCTGCCGCGCGACCCGAACGACCCCTCCGACGACGGACCGGCGGCGCAACCGTGACGCTCGAGGGTATCGACATCAGCTGGGCGCAGGACACGACGCCGCATCTCGACGCGCTCGACTTCGTGATCGTCAAGGCGTCCGAGGGCAACTTCCAGGACGGCAAGTGGGACCAGCACTCGGCAGCCGTTCGCGCAGCCAAGAAGCCGCTCGGCGCGTATCACTTCGCCCGCGCGGAGTGGCCCGTCCCCGAACAGGTCGCGCTCTTCCTGCGCATCGCCAAGGATGCCGATTACCTCGCCCTCGACTACGAACGCTCGCGGCACGGCACGCTGATGCTGGAGGCGAACGCCCGCGCCTTCATCAAGGCGGTGCAGAAGGCTGGCAGGAAGATCGGCCTGTACCAATCCGAGTATTCACCGGCCGACTACCCGACGGACGCATTCGGTGCGGACTGGCGCTGGGTCGCCAACTACGCCACGGAGCCGAAATGCCGGCATGACGTTTGGCAGTACAGCGACAGCGCCGGCCGCCTCGACCGCGACAGCTACGCCGGCACGCTCGCGCAGTTCCTCGCCTGCGTCAGCGACGCACCGAAGCCCCCGGAGGACACCACCGTGAAGTTCGCCACGCTCTACCCCGACGCCCCGCTGTCGATCGCCGCTCCCGCCGGGACGCAGCTCTTCGACTTCGAGGGCCACCAGTTCGCCACGCTCGACACCCCGACGCACCTGCCGGTCTACGGCAAGGCCGACGCCCACAACGGGCGCTACACCGTCGAGGTCTTGACCGGGCGGTTCTACGCGGACGGCGTGAAGCGCCCGACGCAGGTCGTCGCACTCATCCCGGAGGGAACCCCCGAATGACCAGAGAACCCGTCGTCCTCGTGGACTTCGCCAAGGCGATCATCGTGCTCGCCGTGGCGTTCGGCGTGAACATCACGTCCGACCAGACCGCCGCGATCCTCGGCCTCGTCGCCATCATCGCCACGTTCGGCATCGGCGCGTGGATCCAGCGCCAACTCGTGACGCCCATCGCGGACCCGGTGCTCCCGATCGGCACCGCAGTCACCACGCCGAACGACGCGCCGGCCGTCGTGTCCGGTGCGAGCCCGAACCGATGACGATCGAACGCGCGCTCGTCCTCGTGGTGCTGGTGATCCTCATCGTCTGGCTCGTGCGGACGCTCCTGTGATCCGCCTAACGCACAAGGGAGCCCCGCATGGCTGATACGACCACGTTCCCGCCGGTCACGGTCGCGAATAACCCCGTCAAGGTGGCCGTGACGCCGACCCTCGACACCAACGCCTACGCGCCGGGCGACAGCCTCCACACGGCGATCCTCACGTTCGCGGGGATGGCCCGCGCTGTCGGCGGAACCGGCGTCGTCGTCAAACTCCTCGTGGCCGACCAGGCCACGCAGTCCGCATCCGGCGAGCTGTGGCTGTTCGACACGGCCGTAACCCCGGCCACGGCGAACGCGGCCCACGACATCACCGACGCTGACGCCCTCCACTGCCTCGGCGTGATCACGTTCGGACCATACGCGGCGTCGTCGTCCAACTCCGTCTCGACGCGAAATGGTGTCGCGTTCCCGTACAAGACCGCAGTGGCCGACACGGCGCTCTACGGAATCCTCGTCACGCGCGGCACCCCGACGTACGCGGCGTCGAGCCTCGTCGTCACCCTGTTCGCCAACCTCGACTGATGCCGCTCCTCGTCGCCCGCTCGCTCCGCGAGGCATTCCTTGACCTCGGCCCATCCGCGCTGTGGATGCTCGACGAGGGCACCGGGACGCAGTTGCGCGACGCGATGGGCGCGAACCACCTCACCATCTCGGCCACGTACACGCTGCGGAGCCGTCCGCTGTCGCTGGACGATGACGCGAGCGTGTTCTTCGACGGCACGTCGGGCCGCGCGGACAAGACCGGCTCGACCCTCAACTTCGGCACGGCCGTCTCGGTCGCGGTGCTGCTGATGCCGAGCAGCGTCGGGCCTGCCGTGTCCTACGTCGCCTGTTGCGGCGTGAACGGCAACTTCGGCTACCGCGTATCGCTCCAGAGCGGCATCCCGAAGTTCACGGTCGGCAATGGCACGACCACGAGCACCGCGGGCACGGTCACACAACTCTCGACCACGCGCCCGTCCCTCATCGTGGGCACGTACGACAACGCGGCTCCGAAGATGTACCTCAACGGCGCGCTGAACAACACGGGCGCGGGCATCGTCGGGCCTGTGCTGTACACGGGCGGCACCGACTTCGTGGTGAGTCAGATCGAGGGCACCGTCGCCGGCCGCTACTTCCCCGGCAATATCGGCACCCTCGCGGTCTTCAACAAGGCGCTCTCGGCGGCCGACAACGCCTACCTCGGCGCAGTGTTCGGAGGCGGCTGATGAGCGACGTCGAGAGCTCGGTCGACATCACCGCGGGATCCGGCACGTCGGTCGCGACGGCGACACGCGGCGGGAAGTTCATCCAAGAGGTGATCCCAGCTGGACTCGGCGGGACCGTCCTTGCCACGGCCGTCACCGTCGGCACGAGCGCGGTCGCGCTGCCGTCCTCCGCGCTGACGAGCCGCAAGGCGCTCGCGATCTACAACAACGGCCAGGTGCCGATCTACCTCGGCGGCTCAGGCGTCACGACTGCGGCAGGGATCCCGATCCAGCCCGGTGACGGCCCGGTGCCGTTCGACCTCGCGGCTGGCGCGGTCTTGTACGCCATCGCGGCAACGACAGGCCAGGACGTGCGCGTGGTGGAGGTCAGTTGACCAGCCTCGGCCGCGGCCATCCGCAGTCGGCGGCGATTGGCTCGACGCAGCGGTTCCTCAAGAAGATCCGGCGTGGCTACAACGCGACGCTGGTTGTCCTGAGCGACTCGACGGCCGCTCACCCCGAAGACTGGGCCTACCTGCTTGGCCAGTGGCTCGGCGTGACGTACCCGGCGATCAACGTCGATGTGGCGTTCTGGGACGACACGACGCAGGCGTACCCGGCGGCGACGCGGATCTCGACCGGCTCCGGCTCGCAGACGATCACGATCTGGATCGCCGCGATCCCCGGCAAGCCGCCCGTCTACCACCTCGTGGGCTTCGAGGACATGTGCGGCTCGAAGGAGCCCGACCTCGTCATCATCAGCCACGGCCACAACGAGACGGGCATCAGCTACTCGAACGTCCGCGACCGGATGCTGGCGCTCACCGAGACGCTGCTGCTCCGCAACCCGCAGGCCAGCGTCATCCTCACCGCCCAGAACCCGAACACAACCGACGACTTCCAAGGGCTGCGGGCAGAGCAGTACCAGCAGATCGCGCAGACCAAGGGCTTCGGGTTCATCGACGTGCACCAGGCGTTCCTCGATTACGGCACATGGCAGGCCGACTTGATGCTGAACTCGGTACACCCGAACGACGCCGGCCAGCTCCTCTGGCACGCCACGGTCACGCCCGCCTTCACCTACCAGCCGTGGTACCAGCCCCAGCCGCAGACGCACTCTTCGCTGTCGGTGCCCGTTCGCAACATGCTCACGAACGGCGACATGGCGTCCTTCGCCAGCCCGCCGACGCTCGACTCGTGGACCGCAACCGCGGTAGACCTCGTCAAGGATCTCGACCACTTCGACGGGCCGAACGGCTACGCGGTACGGATGCGGGCGACGGCTGCGAGTGGGTCGCTCATCTACCAGCCGCTCTCCGCGGCGCAGGTGCGGACATTGCGCGGGACGTGGCTGACGGTCGCGGCGCGTATCTACGTCCGCGGCTCGGCAGGGTCGAATACGGCAGGGCGGGCGGGCATCCAGACGAACGTCGCGAGCATCACGACGCCGTCGATCCTTCGGACGGACGGCTGGCACTGGTCGGTGGCGAGCCAGCTCATCGACCCCGCGGCGATCTTCATCTACGCGAACGTGTTCGGAGACGCCGCAGCGCCCTACAACGACGGCGACACGGCCGTCGCGCTCGACGGAGCGAGCCAGTACGCCACGACGGCGATGCCCGCGTTCAGCTCCGGTTTCACGGTCATCGGGCGGTTCAAGCGGGCACGCAGCGGAGCCAATGAGGCGCTATGGTCGGGCGGCACCGGGCGGGCGATCGTCTACTTCGCGACCGACGATTACCTCTATTTCCAGGAGCTCGGCACGAGCGGCTACCTCGTCCGATCCGCGAACACGATCACGGACACGGACAGCCACTACTTCGCGGTCACCTGGACGCCGGGCACCTCGACGCCGACGCTCGAGGTCGATGGCGTGGCGGGCACGCTGGGCGCACAGACGGCTCTCGGCGTCACGAGTGCGACGTACTACATCGGCCGGCGCGCTGACTCGTCGACCTACTACTTCTCGGGCACGCTCGACGAATACAGCGTCTACACCACGCCCATCTCCGCGGCGGCTCGTCTCGCGGATTGGAAGGCGTCGGGCAGCGCGGGCTACAACACGCAGGCCATCGCTCGCAGCCCATACGCCTACTACCGGATGGGCGAACCGTCAGGCTCGACGCTCCATGACTCGTCGGGCGGAAGCCACGACGGCAGCTACGTCGGCTCACCGACCCTCGGGGCAGGCGGCGTGCTGATGGGCGGCGACATCAGCGTGGACCGCGTGATCCTGGCGCGCGGCATCCTGCCGCGCGATCTCGTCTGATGCTGCTCCTGCTGATCTGGTGGCCGGGTGCGGTGCTCATTGGCGGCGAGCCCCCGACTGTCACTGCCCACCAACTGCTGCCCGTCCTCGATCCGTCTACACCTGCACCTGTGGCAGTAGCCGAGCACCCGCAGCCCAGCGCGAGGGTGGACTGATGGCGAACGTGATCCTCATCACCGTGATCGACTCCGACGACATCGTGACCACGGGTATGTATGGCGCGTCAGCGGTGACGCATGTGCAGTCGTCCTCCGCATCAGACGGCACGTACGCCGACCTCTCGGGCACGGGCAGCACGCCGACCGTAACCATCGTTTCCGGCACCACGTACTACAAAGCGTACGACCCCAACGGTTCGACCACGACGTGGTACCGCGCACGCTATGAGAACAGCGGCGCGACGCGCTACTCCGACTGGACCGACCCATTCAAGGCGAGGGCGGACTGATGCCGATGCGAACGTGCATCGACTGCGGTGCGCTCATCCCTCATGGGCGTCGATGCTCGACGTGTGACCGTGTGTCACCACGTCACGGATACGGCGTGAGCTCCACGCAGCGAGGCTATGACGCAGCGTATCTGCGGGAGCGAGCACCGCTGCTGGGTGAGCCGTGCTCCCTCCGTCTGCGTGGCTGCACCGGCGTGAGCGACACCGCCCAGCACAACGACGACGGCTCGCTGTCGCCCGCGTGTCGGCATTGCAACTTCGCCGATGGGTTGCGACGCAGCCGAGGGGGGGTCCGAAAAACTCAAACGGTCGCGCCGCCACGACGGCCTGCTAGCGGTCCGATTACTTACAACGGCGGTAGGGCGCAGTGAACCCGAACGGCAACGCCTCCAAGCGCGTCGCTGATGCGTCCGCCGGCCCGTGGAAGTCGTGGCGCATCAAGAGCCGGCACGGCCGCGCCATCAAGTTCATCGAGACCTACTGCCGACCACCGAAGGGCAAGGGCCACGGCCAGCCGTTGAAGCTCGCGAAGTTCCAGAAGGAGTTCCTCGAGGACGCGCTTGCGGACGGCGTGGACTCGGCTGTCCTCCAGACACCGCGCGGCAACGGCAAGTCGTCCGGCGGCGGCGCGCTCGCGACGTGGGCGCTGTTCGACGACGACGAGACAGGCGCTCCCCAGGTGCCAATCATCGCGACGACGGTCGGGCAGGCCATCCGTTCCTGCTACGGCGTCGCCGCGTCGATGATCCGCAACGAGCCGGAACTGCTACGCCGTTCGCTCATCTTCACCGGGATCGGGACGAGTCGAGTCGACGTGCCGGCGAACGAGGGGACGATGTTCCCCATCTCCAACGACCCCGACGGGCTCCAAGGGCTCGACTATTCCCTCGCCATCGTGGACGAGATCGGCTTCCAGCCCATCGAGTCGTGGGACTCGCTGCGCCTCGCTTCCGGCAAGCGTGACCGTTCGGTGGCGATCGGCCTCGGTACGCCCGGTCTGGACCGGCTGAACGCACTCCATCATCTCCGGCAGGCGCTCCTCGAGGGCGCAAAGCCGACCGGGTTCGTGTTCAAGGAGTTCTCCGCGCCCGAAGGCTGCGAGCTGGATGACCGGACCGCGTGGCGCAAGGCGAACCCCGCGATCGCGGCCGGCTTCCTCCGCGAAACGGCTCTCGCCAACGACCTCGGCATCACGCCCGAGGCGCACTTCCGCCTCTTCCGTCTCGGCCAGTGGGTAGACGGCACGGACGCATGGCTCGGCGCTTCTGGCAAGGCGACGTGGGAGGCGCTCACCTCCCCGTGGGATCTCGTCGATGGCGCACCGACGTGGGTCGGCCTGGACGCTGGCATCAAGCGCGACTCCACGGCTGTCGTCGTAGTCCAGCGCCGCGAGGACGGGCGGCTTCACGCGATGGCGCGGATCTGGGTGCCGACGCCGGAGACACCCGTCGATCTGACCGAGGCGATGCAGTACATCCGCGAGCTTGACGACCGCTACCAGATCGAAGCCGTCAGCTACGACCCGCGCTTCTTCGATGTGCCGGCCAAGATGCTCAGCGACGAAGGCGTGAAGATGGTCGAGATCCCGCAGTCGATCGAGCGGATGACGCCGGCCGTCGGGAACCTCTACGAACTCATCCAGCAGCGCGGCCTCACGCACGACGGCACGGCTGAGTTCGCGACGCAGGTGCTCAACGCGGTGCCGAGGTCAAACGACCGGGGCTTCATCCTCTCGAAGGGCAAGAGCCGCGGCCGGATCGACGCCGCAGTTGCGCTCGCCTTGGCTGTCCAGCAGGCGCAGCACGTCGACGTCGCTCCCGCCGTGGAGTTCATCGCCCTATGAAGCGCGCGGCTGTCGCCCTCCGCACCCTGCTCGTGTCCGCCGCGTCGTCGGTCGGCCTCGAGGGCGCGTTCCTGCTCATCGGCACCGTGTGCCTCGCGTATGCCTCGCTCGGCATCTCCACCTATGGTCCCGCCGCCGTCGTCGGGGCCGTCGCCCTGCTCGTCGGGATCGCGCTCACCGTACCGCGGAGGGCCGACTGATGGGCCTACTGGCACAACGCTTCGAGGAACGCAACGACACGGGCTGGCTGACCCGCGACGACGGCGTGGATGGCCCGGTGACGGGGCGGGCCACGTCAGCTGGCGTGCTCGTGTCCGCGAACGTCGCTCTCAGCCTCACGACGGTCTGGCGCTGCGTGGATCTCCTGTCGGCGGCCGTCTCGCAGTCACCGAAGGACATCATCCTCAAGGTCGGCGGCAAGTCGTTCCCCGAGTTCGTGAAGCCGACCTGGCTCGTGACGCCGGACCCGACCGACCCCAGCTACACCATCAGCGACTACTTCGCACAGATCGCGGTTGACCTCCTGCTCGAGGGAAACTTCTTCACGCACGTCTACCCGTACGTGCTGGATCCGCAAGTGCTCACGGTCATCCCGCCCTCGCGAGTCGTCGTCCGACCCGGCCCGCTGTACGACGTCAAGGACGAGACAGGCCGGACTATCAGCACGCTCGGCCCGATGGAGATGCTCCACGGGAAATGGCTCTGGCGGTCGGGCTCGCTTCGCGGCATGTCGCCCCTCGAGGCGCTCCGTCGCGGTATCGGCTCTGCCGTCGCAGCCGAGGACTTCGGCGCGCGGTTCTTCGGGCAGGGCGCGACGCTGTCGTTCGGCGTCGAGGTGCCCGGCCAGCTCGACAAGGTGCAGAAGACCGAACTCGCGGAGTCGCTGCGGAAGAAGCACGTCGGCAACCAGAACAGCCACGCCATCGGCGTGCTGACGGGCGGCGCGAAGTTCGTTCCGAACCTCGCCCCATCGCCCGAACAGGCGCAGATGCTCGCGACGCGGAAGTTCAGCGTCGAGGATCTGTGCCGGCCCTATGGCGTGCCGCCGAACATGGCCGGTTCGCAGGAGCCGGGTGCGTCGTCGTACGCCTCGGCCGACGTGTGGCGCGACGAGTTCCGCGATTACGCGGTCCTGCCGCTCGCGTTGCGGATCGAGGCGCACCACAACCGGCTCGTCTCGGTGCCCAGCCACATCGCGGACCCGAACGCCGCCGCCGAGTTCAAGTTCAACCTCGACCACGTCGCCCGGACGAGCCTCCTCACCCGCTACCAGGCGCACGCGGCCGGGGTGCAGGGCGGCTTCCTCACGCCGCACGAAGCGCGCGCGAACGAAGACCTCCCGCCGGTCGATCCAAACGCCACCGACCCCGGCGACATGCTCTACATGCAGCGCCAGATGGTGCCGCTCAAGGATCTGGCCACCGCGGCCCCGATCCCCGGCGCTCCGGTTGACGCCAACCTCAACAACCCGCCCGTCCCTCCGGGCAGCGGCGAGGGCGAGCCGAAAGCCGCGCCCGCGCCTTCATTCCCTCCAGCCGGAAAGGCGGCCTGACATGACGTACGAATTCCGCACCGCGGACATGTGGCCCGAGGCCGACTTCGAGATGCGCGCCTCGTCGGATGGCATGACCTTCGACGGCTATGCCGCCGTGTTCGACCTGCCGTCGCTGTCGATGCAGTTCCCCGGCGTGGGCGGCGGGAAGCGGTTCCGCGAAGTGATCGTCCCCGGTGCCTTCACCCGAACGCTCGCAGCCAACCCCGACGTCTTGCTGCTCTGGCAGCACGACATGACGGCGCTCCCTCTCGGTCGGACGAGGTCAGGGACGCTGTCCCTCGAACAGGACGGCCGCGGCCTCCGCGCGCGAGCCACGCTCCCCGACAACGAATGGGGTCGGCCCGTCCGCGATGCGATCGCCCGCGGCGACGTGTCGGGGATGTCGTTCCGCTTCGCAAAGGTCGAGGAGGAGTGGCAGAAGGACACCCTCGGCTCTCTTCGCCTCCTGCGCGAGGTGAAGATCGGCCCGGAAGTCTCCATCGCCAACTCACCGGCATACCCCGACACCGTCGCCACTGTCCGGGCGCTCGCGGAGGAGATCGACGCCGATCCCGACGAACTCCTCCAGGCGTTCCGCATCCTGCGTGACCCGGACGTGAAGCTCACGTCCGAACAGCACGGCCTCCTCCAGATCGCCATCAACGCCCATGCCGACGAGCCGTTCGTCGGCCCGAAACTCGCCCGCGCACGCGAACGGCTCGCCGCCATCGCGTCGTAGGACATCTGCCAGGGCTACACCTCGGAGCTTCGCTCGGAGCCTCACTCGGGAGGCCACCACCGAAGTCACCACGCAAGGGCCGGGCTCCTCACAACCGAAGGAGTACCCGACCGTGAACAACACGGAGCACATCAACCGCGAGTACGAAGCTCGCGCCAAGGACGAGGCCGACGCCCGGTCGATCCTCGACACGGCGGCAACCGAAAGCCGCGACCTGTCGCCGGAAGAGGAGGAGCGGTTCGACCGCTTCATCGCCTCGTCCGACGCCCGCAAGGCCCGCATCGAGAAGCTGACGAAGCTCGACTCGGACGCGGTCGCCCTCGAGTCGGCAGTCCGCAGCCGCATCGGTGACGTCACCGACAGCACCAGCGGCTCGACCCAGACTCAGACGTTCTCGAACGCCGGGCTGCTCGCGAACATCCGCGCGATCCAGGCCGAGTACAAGGGCTCCCGCTCAGAGCGCGAGCTGTTCATCGAGATGCCCGTCGACATGGAGAGGCGCGCGATCGCGGACTTCTCCGACAGCGGCGCGCTCTACACCACGGACTTCGCGACGCAGGTGGCCGTCTACCAGCGCACCGTCAGCCCGTGGATCAACCTCGCCTCGATCATCAACGCGGACAACGGCCGGCCGCTCAACCTGCCGAACCTGACGGTGGACCCGACGTCCTACACCAACGGTGAGGGCACGGCGATCACCGAGAGCACGCCGACCATCGGTTCGGCCGCGCTCACCACGACGGCCTACAAGGCGCTGTCGTACCTGTCCGCCGAGTCGACTGAGGACGAACTGGTCGGCCTCATGCCCCTCGTCGCGAAGGCGCAGGGCCGCTCCATCGGCCTCAAGTTCGGCTCCGACCTGACCGTGGCACTCGTCGCGGCGGTCAACAACGGCGGCACGGCCGGCGGCCTCTCGGGCGGCGGCACGGCGACGTTCTTCGGCTACGAGGATCTCCTCGATCTGAAGTACGGCCGCCAGTACCCCTACCGCCAGGTGGGCGTCTGGATCATGTCGAACGGCGCGATCAAGAAGGTCCGCAAGTTCACCGACAAGAACGGCCAGTACCTCTGGCAGCCCGCCGGCTACTCGGCCATCGCGGGCGGCCAGCCGGACACCTTCGACGGCCAGCCGGTCTATGAGGATCCGTACCTCGCAGCCCCGGCCTCGGCCACGAAGTCGGTCATTTACGGCGATCCCTCCGCAGTCGTCATCAAGCAGATGGCGCTCCGGGTCGCCACGTCCACGGAGTTCAAGTTCGACATCGACCAAGTGGCCCTAAAGACCGTCTACCGGGCAGGCGGGAAGGTGGCAGACGTCACCGCGCTTGCTTTCTTGGTCTCAGCTAACACGTAGCAGTACCCAGGCGGGAGGACCGGACCCCCAGCGGTCCTCCCGCCGCCAATCTGAGGGGAGTCGAATACGAACGTTTTATGGATTTCTAATGCGCCGTGGGCACCGTCGGGGTACGGCTCACAGACGCGGCAGGTGGGGCGACGGATCGCGAAGGCCGGCCACGACATCGAGTTCGTCGCGAACGACGGCACGCGGGGCGACCAGCAGTGGGAAGGGCTGCTCGTCCGCGGCTCATCCGGCACCGACCGCTACTCGCGCGACAGCATCCGCGAGGATCTGGAACGCTCGGAGGCGGATTGGGTCATCAGCCTGTACGACGCATGGGTCTACACGCAGGGGATGCGCGACCCGTTCGAGGGCGTGCCGCGCGTCGCGGGCTGGATCCCGATCGACCACTTCCCGGTCCCGATCGTCCTGCACCAGTGGCTCGTCAACTCGCACCTCGCCATCGCCATGAGCAGGTACGGCTACGACCGGCTGGTGGAGCTGCGCGACAGCCTCGTCACTGCGGGCCAGAAGCCGTTCGAGGTCCGATACGCGCCGCACGCCGTGGAGCCGGTCTACCGGCCGGTGGAGTCGGACTTCCGCGAGGCGATCGACGTCCCCGACGATGCTTTCCTCGTGGGCATCGTGGCCGCCAACACGGACACCCTGACCTACGACCGCAAGGGCTTCGGTGACATGGCGACGGCACTGGCCGTGTTCATGGGCCGCCACTCCGACGCCTATGTCTACCTCCACACGCTGCAACGCGGTTTCAACGCGATGGACCTGCCGTCGCTGCTCGGCCAGAAGCAGATCCCGGCCGACCGCGTGATGTGGGCCGACCAGTACGCGCTCAAGAAGCACTCCATCACCGACGAGCACATGGCGGGCATCTACTCGTCGTTCGACCTCCTGCTCGCCACCTCGCGCGGCGAAGGCTTCGGGATCCCCGTCATCGAGGCGCAGGCGTGCGGCGTGCCCGTCATCGCGTCGAACTGGACGGCGCAGGCCGAACTCGTGCGCGGCACGGCATGGAGTTGGGAGGACATGGCGTCGGCCGAGTACCCGAACGGCTGGCTCGTCTACTGCGACCCCGATTGGGATCCGCGCCAGGGTGCCGACTACGGCAAGCCCTCCATCGCGCAGATCATCATCGCCCTCGAACGGGCGTACGAGGAGTGGAAGAAGGGCCGCTGGGACGAGCGGCGGAAGGCGGCGCAGGAGCGCGCCGCCGACTACCGGGCCGACCGCGTGTTCGAGCGCGACTGGAAGCCGATCCTCGAGGAGATGGCGTCCGAGGTGCCGGTGCGCCTCAACCGCGAGCAGCGGCGTCGATTGAAGGTGGCCGGATGAACGACGACGACGTGATCACCCCGGAACACATGGCGCATCGGGCGATGCAGCGCCAACTCGACAGACAACAGCGAGATGTCGATCACCTCGTGGAGGCCGTCAACGAGCAGACAGCCGAACTCGTGAGACTCCACGAGGACCTCGCGAAGGCCACCGCCATGCGCGACGCCTGTGCGACATGGCTGGCAGACAACGGCGTCACGCCCTACGACCCGGCGGTCGCCGGATGAACGTCCTCACGCTCGGCACGTTCGACCTCTGGCACGTCGGACACGTCAACCTGCTCCGGCGCTGCCGCCGGATCGCGGGCCACGGCTCTATCACCGTGGCGGTGAACACGGACGAGTTCGTGGAGGCGTTCAAGCATCACGCGCCGGTCATCCCGTTCCAGCAGCGCATCGAGGTCGTGAGCGCCTGCCGCTTCGTCGATGCCGTGGTAGCGAACGACCAGACGACGGTCGGCTCCCCGGCGAACGTCGTGTTCGAGGTGGCACCGGACGCCATCGTCGTCGGCTCCGACTGGCAGGGGCGCGACTACCTCGCGCAGCTGGGCCTCACGGCCGAGGAACTCGACGCGGCGGGCATCCAGATCTTCTACGTGCCGTACACCGACGGAATCAGCTCGACGATGGTCCGCGAGGCGATGCGGGCATGACCATTCCGGTGCTGATCGTCCCGGCCGTGTCGCGGTTCGACCTCCTCGAGCGGCTGATCCGCTCCCTCGATGAACCCGTCGAGCGGCTCGTCATCGTGGACAACTCCTGCTCCGGCGCGACCGTCTCGGACCCGCGCGCCGAGTACATCCGTCCGATCACCGGCCTCGGCTACCCCGGCGGCATCAACGCCGGGATCATGCAGACGCCCGCCGCGCCGTGGTGGCTGTTCGCATCGGTCGACATCGAGTTCGGTGAAGACGACCTCGCCGCCATCTCCTCGCGTATGAACGGCACCGCGGAGCCGCGCGTCGTCACCGGCACACGGAACGACTCGCGGATGCTCCGGTGGGCGTACGGCGCGCTGAACGTCGCCACCGTCCGGGCCGTGGGGCTGATGGACGAGCACGCCTTTTACCCGATCTACTTCGACGACGACGACTATGAGCGGCGCTGCAAGCTCGCGGGCATCGAGTGGCTGCCGTATGACGGCGACATCCGCCACGGCGACGATGGGCTGGAGGGCTCCGTCACCATCAAGAGCGACGCGGCCATGTCGGAGGCGAACACCCGGACGTTCGCGCTGAACCGCGCCGAGTACCACGCCAAGTGGGGCGGCGGCCCGACGTGGGAGGCGTTCGACACGCCGTGGGACTCCGACGTGCCGCTGTCGCACGTCCGCCCCGACCCGGCGAAGCGGGCGGCGCGGCTGTGGTAGCGGCCATCGTCGTCCAGGCGCGCATGACCTCGACGCGGCTGCCCGGCAAGACGCTGATGCCGATCCTCGGCCGTCCGATGCTCGCCTACCAGATCGACCGCCTCACGCAGTCGTTGCGGGCGCAACTGTGCATCGCCACGACGTGGGACGACGCCGACGATCCCATCGCGGACCTGTGCGTGCAGATGGACGTGGCGTGCGTCCGCGGGCACCCGACGGACCTCCTGTCGCGGAACCTCGCGGCGGCGAACTTCATGGGCGCGGAGATGATCGGCCTCGGCGGGGCGGATGACCCGCTCCTCGACGCCGAGGTGTTCGACACCTGCTTCGACCGCTTCGCGCAGGGCGGCGCGGGCATCGTCCATTCGCGCGGCTGGCCGCTCGGCCTCAACGCGCACATCGTCAGCCGCAAGGGACTCAAGGACGGCTACCTCGAAGCGACCGACGACGACGAGCGCGAGCACACGCTGCCGTGGTTCGAGCGCCGGCCGGAGCGGTACCCGAGCGTCGAGATCGACGAGCCGGTGGGGTTCAACCGCCCGTACCGCTTCACCGTGGACGAGGCGGCCGACTTCGAGATGCACCGGACGCTGATCGAGTACCTCTACCCGCGCCAGCCCGACATGCCGATCCGCGACATCATCGAAGTCCTCGATGAGCACCCCGAGTGGGCGGCGATCAACGCGAGCATCCGCCAGTACTGGTGGGCCGGCGCGCAGGAGCGAGTCGCGCATGGCTGACTGGCACATCGTCGGCCGCGGGCCGTCGCTGCTCGATCTGACGCCCGACGACTTCGGCCCGGGTCCGGTCATCACGCTGAACCAGTCCATCGACCAGGTCCGCGCGCTTGACCTCCCGAGCCCGATCTTCTCGATGTTCAAGGACGGCTGCGGGATCGGCCTCCCTCACGGCACGCTCCTCGGCCCCGGCCACGACTGCGCGCTCGCACCGGAAGGCACGCTCGTCCTCAGCCACATGGAATCGCGGCACTGCCGACCGGCGTGGGCACCGCGCATCGTCCTCGACGTCGAGGAGATGGGGCTGCCGTGGTTCTACCAGTCGGCTCCCGTCGCCGTGGCGTTCGCCATCGCTCGCGGTGCGGGGCGCATCCGCATGTTCGGGTTCGACGTCCTCCGCGGTGACACGCGGCGAGTCGTGGGCAGCGAACTCATTGACGACGGCGACACCGGCTACATGGAGGCCGCGAAGCGCGCCATTGCCGTCGCGGGACGTGCGGGCGTGGAGCTCGTCTGGTGATGGAGACGACGGCGATCCCGCCCGGCGGCACGTACCGCGTCCAGTGCGGCTGGTGCGGGCGCGTCGCGGAGCCGCCACGCTGCGGCAACTGCGGCCGGGATCCGGAGCAGGCGTGGGCGCACCGCGGCCTCGACGCACCCCGTGTCGCGGAGGGCCGTCCGACGCTCGATGAGGACGCGGTTCGGCTCGCCTACACCCGCGCCGTGGACGAACTCCGCGAGGACGGCAAGCCCGTTACGGTCGAGGCGATTGCCGAGAAGGTGGACCGCTCACCCCGGACGGTGCGCGAGTGGCGGAAGCGGTTGAGCCTCGGATGAGGAGTCCTGTCCTGTCATGGCATGTCTCGCCCTGCCAAGCCTCGGCAAGACCGGTCAAGCCACGTAATGGCCCACGTCCTGTTCCGATGGTCAGATAAGTGCAGCCTGTCCTGTCTGGTCCGGGATGGCCTAGCCTCGGCGCGTCCTGTCTACTCGCCGCTTGCGAGCGCCAGATCAACGACGCGGATAGCCGGATGATCCGGCATCGACGCCGCGATGTACTTGCGGAACTCGTCAACGTTGTCGCCAGCGAGCATCTTGGAGACGACGACCGCCGTCTGATCACGGGCCGAGAGCGTGGCCTCGTAGCGGGTGAAGGAGCCCAGCGCGGCGCGTGCCTGAGTCGCCAGTTCGCGCGTGTCCTTCGTGTTCTCAATCTCGCCCCGCAGAAGGCGGCGGATATAGAGCGCCCCTTCGTCCGCGGCCTCCGTCATGTGCTGGCGGACGTGATCCGTGGCGTCGTATTGCCTTGGCATCGGTTACTCCCTGCTCCACTTCGTGACCGTGAACCGTCCATATTCTGGTCGCCCGGTGCCGAGTCCCGCGAGCAGCCCCGCGTTGTCGAGCGCAGCCCGCGCGACGCTAGGCCCGAGGACCGCTGGTTGCAGCAGCGTCAGCCGGAAGGCAAGCCGCCAGCCCGCGTCGAGCACGGGCCACGCCTTGAGAATGAGGCCGCCAGTCCGCGGCGGGATGCGTACCACGTCCTCAACGATCCGGTCGGGCTTCTCTACGCCGAACGAGCCGTCCGTGACGACGATGGTCGCCTTGATGAAGGGCCACGCGCCCTTGCGGCCGATCTTGATCGAGCCGAGCGTGGCGCCGTCGAGCATCGCGCGCTTGATCTGGCGCGCGCCTGCGGAGATCGTGCCGTCAGCGAGGTACGACAGGCGCTCCATCGCCTCCTCCTCGCGCCCACTTGCGTCCTCACGCTTGGCCGACTTCTGGCCGGGGTTCAGCCCTCTGATCGCAGACGCCGTCGGTTTGTTGAACATCACGGGCGCGATCCCGGTCAGTTCGACCTCGTAGTTCTCCATTCGAGCCAACTCCTCGAAAAAGGGTAGCCCCGGCCCGTGGAGTTGGCACCGACCGGGGCATGTGAAAGCGGCTCCAACTCAGCCACTTCGCACGCTAGCACCCGTGTCAATAGGCGAGACTTCCGCATTCCTGCCGCTTTTCCGCCTTTATTCCGCCACGCCCCGAACGGAGCATTGACCCATGCCCACAGCCACCGGGACGTACGCGACCAGAGGCACCGTCGAGGCACGTATCGGCGGCACGTTCTCGACCGGCGAGGACGTGATCATCGACGGCATCTGCGACCAGGTCAACATGGCGATCGAGCGGATGACCGGGCGCATCCTCGCGCCGATCCCGTCCGCGACCTACCTGTACGACGGCGACGCCGGGCGGCGGCTGTACCTGCCGGTGACGGCCGACGGCACGCCCATCGGCGGCATCCGCACGATCACGCTCCTCGAGATGGCGCTATACACGTCGTCGGCCTACGTCACGGTGGACTCGTCGCAGTATTTCCTCCGCGAACGCTCGCAAACCGGAGCGCCGTACGACGCGCTCTTCTTCACGGACTACCCGACGGGCATGTTCACGGCGTTCCCGCCCGGCTACGGCACGGTCCGCATCACCGCGACCGCGGGCTGGGCCGTGGAGCCTGACGACATCGTGGACCTCGCCAACGCCGCCGCCGTCACGGCATGGACCGGCCGCCAGATGGGCAGCGGGCAGGTGGACGGCACCGACCAGGGCGGCCCGATGTGGCTGTCGCGGCTCATCTCCCCGCGCGACCGCGAGACGCTGCGCGGCTACACGCTCGTAGACCGGCTCGTCTGATGGGCCGACCAGCAGGCACGTCCGCGCAGGTCAGCTTCTCGGGGCCGTTCTTCCAGAAGGATCCGGCCAAGACGCTCGCCGCCAACATCCGCGACCTCCTCGAGGAGACGGTCGGGCTGATGGCGGCCGACGTGCGGCAGCAGGTGGAGGCGGGCGAAGGCCGCCGTTCTGCGATCCGCGCCATCGGGCCGAACGCCCGCGTCTCGCAGTACATCCGCGGTCGCGTCGCGTCGCTCTCCGGCAAGCCGTGGCACTACTACGGCGTCATCAGCCCGGATCGCTCCGGCCTCGACGCGAAGCAGGCGACCGCGCTCTACGCCGCGGCCTCCGAGGTGGAGCGCCGGACGCACGCCTTCAACCGGACGTCGCGGGCCACGAAGCGCCAGAAGACCGACCTGACGAAGGGGCTGGCGTGACGGCCCTCTCCGACCTGACGGATGCCCTCGAGGGCTACCTCGTCACGGCCGGCGCAACGATGAACCCGCCCGTCGCGACCACCGTCGTCGCTGGGGAGCCGACCACCATCGGCCCGCGTCCCGTCGTGGCGTACTGGTTCCTCGGCATCAAACCGTGGGAGAACAACACGCTCGGCGTGACGCAGGAGATGTGGGGCTTCCAGATCCGCGGCTACTACCCGCTGGGCCAGACACGGGTGCCTCCCCGGGCACAGGTCGAACAGTGGATCGCGGGGTTCGCGATGGCGGTCCGCGAGCAGCTGTACGGCCACGTCTTCTCCGGCGGCAAGGCGACCGGCAAGGGCATGGAACTCGGTGACGTGGTCGCCGCAAAGGAAACCATCGGCGGCGTCGAGTGCCGAACCATCGAAATGGAATGGTGGCCGCAGATGGCCGCCGTCTCCACGATCACCGGATAGGAGCAGCGCATGGCAAAGAGATCCGGCCTCGGCTCCGGGCTGATCGTCGGGGTCTACGACATCAGCGGCGACATCGGGTCGCTCTCGTCGATCAACTCGACCCGCGAAGTCCTCGATGTAACGGGCATCGACAAGTCCGCGCCCGAGAAGATCATGGGCCGCAAGGACGGCGCGCTCACGTTCCTCTCGTTCTGGAACACGACACCGGGTCAGGCGCACCCCGTCCTCTCCGCGCTCCCGACGACGAACGTCCAGGTCACCTACATCGGCGGCACCACGCTCGGTGAGGTGGCCGCCTCCATGATGGCGAAGCAGACGAACTACGCGCCGAGCCTCGGAGCCAACGGGTCGCTGACGGCCACCACGAATGCCGTCGCCAACGGCTACGGCCTCGAGTGGGGCGAACTCCTCACGACCGGCAAGCAGACGTTCGCCGGAGGCACCGCCCTCGGCACGACGTTCGGCACGGCAATCGACCTCGTGACCGCGTACGGGACCGGCTTCGGTACGACCACCTCGTTCGGCGCTGCCGCCTACGCCCACGACATCTCGATCGCCTCGGGCACCGCGACGGTGTTCATCCAGGACAGCGCCGACGGCACGGCCTTCACCACCCTGACCGGCATGACCTTCACGGCGGCATCGGCGGCGGGCACGGAGCGCATCCAGGGCGCGACCAACGCCACCGTCAAGGAGTTCGTGCGGGTCGGCGTGTCGGGCGTCTACACGAACCTCGTGTCGCTTGTCAATTTCGTGCGGTACTTCGAATAACAATAGGAAGGGACTGAAATGGCAAAAGTCTCGGGAATTACGACGACCGTGACTATCGCGGGCAACGATTTGTCAAATGACATCGACTCGATCACCCTTGACACGCCCTACGGCGTGCAGGACGTGACCGGCCTCGACAAGAGCGGGATGGAGAAGATCCTGCTCCGCGCCGACGCGAAGGGCACGATCAACTTCACCCACAACACGGCGGGCTCGCACCTCCACGCGACGCTCAAGGTGCCCGGCTCCAAGACGTTCGTGATCGCCTACCCGGGCGCGACGGCGACCTTCACCGCCGTCACCACGAACTACTCCCTCAACCTCGGCACGGACGGCTCGCTCAAGGGCTCGTGCAACTACGAGCTGTCGTCGGGGACTGCGGTCGCCTGGACGTAGCCAACCACCGGGAGCGGCTCCGAGCGGGCCGCTCCCGCATCTGAGGGGACTGATGACGGCATCCGACTACAAGATCCCCGAGGCGACCGGCGTCCTCACCATCGAGGACGGCCCGTTCGCGGGCGCGGAGATCCGGACGCGCCTGACGCTCTCACCCGGCGTCTACTTCGCGTTCAAGCAGTGGGCCGAGGTCTACGACCATCCCGAGACGGGCGAGGAGCGACTCAACGCCAGTCGTGAACTGGCGACGCTCTTCGTGGACAACGGCCTCATCGCGTGGAACCTGACCCACGCCTACGGCCCGAAGCGTGGCGAGCCTGTCCCCGCGACCGCCGAGGGGATCATGTTCGTGGACCTCAACCTGATCGTGGCGGTCGTGCGGACGTGGTTCACCTCCATCGGCACGGTGCCGGTCCCTTTGGCGGAAGCCCGGCGGACTGGCCGCGCCGGGCGAACCGAGCGACGGGCGAAGCGGCGAAGTTCTACCGCTGGTGGGCCGACCGAGGCATCCTCCCCGACGCCGTGAACCGCCAGGACGTGAGCCTGCTCATGGAGATCATGGCCGTGTCGGAGGCGCTGCCCGATGCCCAATAACATTCGCATCGCGGTCAATGTCGACGACGCGGCGTCGCAGCCGCTTCGCAACGTCGGCGTCGCCGCGTCTCAGGCCGGCGGCGCGATCAACGTCCTCGGGCAAACCGCCGAGGGTGCCGGCGGCAAGATGCGCGAGTTCCACAAGACGGGCCTCGAACTCGTCAATGTCGCGCAGCTGATCCCCGGTCCCATGGGGCAGGCGGCCTCGTCCATCGGCCTGTTCATGTCCGTGTCGGGCGAGTTCGGCAAGATCGCCCACGGCTTCGACGATCTCGGGAAGGCGGCGCTCCACGGCGCGGCGAACCTCACGTCGGCCGGGGTGGCGGGAGCGAAGGCGGCGCTCGGCATCGGCGCGCAGGCGACGCCCGCGATCACCGGGCTGGCGCGAGCCGAGGACGTCGCGTCCGCGAGCGCGCTCACGCTCCAAGGGCGCTTGGCGACGCTCGGTACGAGCGGGGTGCTCGGCCTCCTGACGAAGTTCGTCGCGCTCGGCGGCGGCGTCGCATTCGCCGGCCAGATGATGGCGCGCGAGAACGTCACCTTCGACGAGGCGTACGACAAGGCGCACAAGCAGGCCGACGCGGTAGACAACCTGACCGGCATCACGAAGGCGTTCACGACCGTCGTGGCTGCCACCTCAGACGCCGAGCACGATTACGCCGAGCGCGTCAACACCTCGAACGGCATCCTCGGCGAAGCGGGTCAGGTCACCGCGGGCTACACCGGGACGCTCCACGAACTCCAGGGCGGCTACCTCGGCGCGGCAGGGGGCGCGACGGAACTGGCGAGCGCCACGCAGATCGTTGAGGGGACAACCTACAGCCTGGAGGCCCGCACCGGCGCGCTGATCGGCCAACTCCAGAGCGCCTACGGCTTCACGATCAGCGAAGCCGACGCGGCGCTGTACCTCGCCCGCGGGATGAACGCCGCGGCAGTGGCAGCGCAGAACGCGGCAGCCGGGATCGCCGCCTTCCGGGCCGGACACCCGACGAACACCCACTACGGCGCGGGCACGGCTGACGCGAATGTCGGGTTCAACGTCGGCTCCATCAACACGACCGCCAACGCTTTCGACCCCGAGGCGCTCATCCAGCACAACCTCGGGCTGGGCGACAACTTCGGCTACAACCCGCCGAAGCCGGGAAAGACGGGCGGGGGAGGCGGCGGCGGCCACAAGGGCAGCGGCCTCGCTGCGGCCTCGCAGGCTGCCGCAGCCGCGGCCAAGAAGCTCGCGGACACGATCGCGGCCGACGAAAAGAAGGCGTACGACACCGCCACCACCGAAGCGACGAAGCACTTCGACAAGCTCCACGCCCAGCGGATGAAGGCGATCGAGGACAGCCACACCCAGCGGCAGGCCGCAATCGACGACGCGCACAAGTCCGCAACGGCGGAAGTGGACGCGGAGCGGAAGGCGCTCAACGAGATCCTCGACGCGAAGCGCGCAGCCGCGATGCAGCCCGTGACGGACGCCGAGAAGGCGCTGTCAGCCGACGAAGCCGCGCACCAGCGCGGTGGGCTTGTGGCCGCCATCTCGTCGGCTCAGGGCTCGCTCAACTCGAACACCGACGCCACGCAGGTCGCATCGCTCCAGCAGCAGCTCGACGAGGCGAACTTCCAACTCAGCGACTTCGACCGGCGCGCAACCCTCGACGCCCAGCGCACCGCAGCCGAAGCGGTCGCGGCCGGGATCACCGACCAGACGGCCGTCTCCTCGGGCGACATCTTGGCGCAGGAGGCCGGGGACAAGCTCGCGGCACACCTCGCGGCGAACCCCGGCGCGGGGCTCGTCACGAACGCCACGCTGGACGCGCAGCAGCTCACCGCGGACACGCAGCAGAAGCTCCTCACCGACCAGGAGACGCTCCGCTACGACCACGCCAAGGAACTCGAAACGACCCGCGACAAGAACGAGCGCGCATCGTTCTCTGCGGCGCTCAAGACGTCCGAGACGCACCTCGAGGGCATCCTCGCCAAGGCGAAGGACCAGCACACGGCGGAAATCGAGATCCGCGACGCGATCCACGCGCTCCTCACCCACTACGGCGTGGACATCCCGGCCGCTGGTGGCGCAACCAAGAGCACCAAGGCCGCAGGCGGCACCGCGACAGTTACGCCACACCCCGTCAACGTCGCCGTCACGGTCCAGGGCTCCATCGCTGACCCGAACTCGGCGTTCGTGTCGAGCCTCGTCACGATGCTGGAACCGGCCATCATCAAGGCGCTGCGACGCGACGGCATCAAGACCGGCAGCGCCAACGCCTCGGGCGATGCATCGGGCGGGGCGACGCACAGCCACCCCATCGTCGCGGCCTCATGACGTTCCCGACCCACGCCGTCAACTTCGATTGGGAGGGCGCGGGCACATTCACCGCGACCGGGATCGACGCCGTTCGCGTCCCGATGTCCATCTCGCAGAACAAGGGAGCCACGGGCGACTACTCGGGCGAGGCCACGGGCGACTGCACGATGGTCTTCCGCAACGACGACAGCTACTTCACCCGTTTCCGGAACGAGTGCGACAACCCCTCCTTCGAATACGACACGTCCGGCTGGTCGGTCCTCGCGGTGTCGGGCCTCACCGTCGCGGCGACGTCGATCACGCAGGTATCGGACCACGCGACAGGGACGGGCACGAAGGCGGCGTCGATCGTCCTGACGGGGACGAACAACTCGGGCGTCACGTTCGCCTTCCCGTACCGGATCCGTAACGGCGTCACCTACTCGGGATCGTTCTGGCTCAAGTCCATCTCGGGGAACCTCCACGTCCGCGCGGGCGCGGCGGCGGCGGGCACGGTCGCCAACATCGGCTCGACCTCCTCGGACATCACCACGTCGTGGGCGAACTACCCGTTCACGTTCACCGCAACCGCGGACAGAACCGATGTCGTGCTCTTCGTCCGAACGACGACCGCGGCCGTGGCGACGCTGCGCGTGGATTGCATCCAGTTCAACGCGGGATCGTCCGAGAACACGTACCTGGACGGGCCATCGCGCGGGCAACTCGTCTCGGGGAAGGCTGTCCAGTGGACGGCTACCCATGCAGCGACCGACTACGGCCGCTTCTACGGGTTCATCGAGGACATCCGCCTAGACCCGGTGAGCAACCTCGCGACGGTCACGATGTTCGACCCGCTGCGGCGCTACTCCGAGACGGACGTCATCGTGCCGGTGTTGTCACTCAGCCGGAGCGCGCGGGAGACACGCATCGCGGCCCTCGAGGACTTCGAGCGCGGGAACCTCAACCTCGTCGGCCACAACCCCTCGTTCGAGACGGACACGGCGAACTGGACGCAGACGGGCACGTCGCTCACCCGCATCACCACGGATTACGCACCGCTCGGCGGCACAGCGTCCGCGCAGTTCATCGCGTCAGGCTCCGGCCAGCGCGCCTACATCAGCGCCCGGCTCGGGGCGATGTACTTCGACGGCGAGGTCTACCGCGGATCTGTGTTCCTCCACGGTGTGTCCGGGTCCACGTCGTGGCGGGTCGGGCTCGGGCCGAATGTTCTCGGGACGGACCTCAGCTTCACCACGACGACGACGGACTGGCGACGGTTCAGCGTCACCTACAAGATGACGGCGGACGCGCCCGCATCGCCGGGCCTGATCCTGTGGGTCGAGTCGACGGGCGCGGGCACGGTCAACATCGACTGCGCGTCGGTCACCCGCGGCGCGGCGCTCTACGGGTACTCGGACCTCGGCACCGGGCGCTGGCGGAACCTCGTCGGCAACTCGTCATGGGACGGCCAGGTCGGGTCGAACCCGGCGGGCTACTACGACGCCTTCCGGAACTTCATCACGAACGGCTCGTTCGAGACGAATACCTCGGGCTGGGCGATCACGGGCGGCGCGTTCACTGCGAATGCCCTGTCCATCACGCGCGTCGGCTCCGGTGGCTTCTTCGCGTCGTCACGGGCCGACGTCGTCATCAACACGACCGACGCCGGGGCGTTCTTCGCGATCACCGGCACGTTCATCAGCGGCCGGACGTACGACTTCGGGATCACCTGGAAGAAGTCGTCGGGCTCGGCGACGGGGACATTCGGCATCGGCTCGGCAGGGACGACGGGCGATGCCGCGTTCACGTCGGTCGGCGTGACGTCGTCCTACACCACGGCACCGCTGACGTGGGTGCCAGCCTCGAACCGGACGGACGCGCAGTTCTTCGTCCGCTGGGACACCAACGGCACCTACTCGATCGACGGCGCGTACGTGTTCCTGCGCGACACGCTTGCGTCCACATCCTCGGGATATGTGGACTCAGGGCCGGGCGGCGGCGGTGTGCCGCTGTCCTCATCCGTGGCAGTCACGTCGGCGACCACGATCTACGGCGGCTCGTCGCTCGTCGGCACCACGACCGCCGTCGCGAACTCGGGCTTCATCTACGACTTCTATCAGCAGGGGCTCAACGCCCCGACCTTCGTCGCCGGTGTCACCTACTCGTTCAAGGTGCGGACGGACAACTTCGGCGCGTACAAGGTCGGCATCTCGGCCAACAAGGGCGACGGGACATACGACGAGGCGGCCACGACCGGCACGACGTCGGGGACCGGCGACATCACCGTGTCGTGGACGCCCAGCGCGGACTACGCCTCCACCCAGCCGTGGCAGGTGATGTTCTTCGTCTACCACACGGCCGCCTCGGGGGTGACGATCCACGTCGGCGGCCCGCGCGTCATCCCGGCGCCTGCGGACGATTTCGAGATGGCGCAGTGGAACCTCGCGACCGGCGCTGAGGTGACGGATACCTACGCCACGACGGCCACGTTCACCGGATCGGCGCTGGCGGCGATGCTCAAGATCAACGAGCTCACCGGCTCCCGAATGTGGATCAAGTACCTCACGGTGGCCCCGTGGTACCAGATCTGCACCGAGGACCGGACGACGTTCCAGTCGAAGGCGAGCGTCGCGACCGTCTCCGGCGCGGACGTCCTCGGCTCGCCCGGCCTCGACGTGGAGCGCCAGCAGATCATCAACCTGGTCGCCGTGACCCACGCCACGGGCACGGAGTACTACGGCGACAGCGACGGCCAGAGCGTGGGCACGCAGGGCGTCCGACCGGCCCCTTCGGTCATCGACGGCGCGCTGTTCTTCGCGGACCGCACCATCCCCGACCTTCTCGGCCCGTTGCAGGTGGCACGCTACAAGGACCAGCACGCCCGGCCGCGGATCATGCTCGTCGGAGATCCGGTCGGCAGCGACTACAGCGCCATCTTCGGGATCGACCTCCAGGACGACTTCGTGCTGAACCTCACGGCCTCGCTGCACCGCAACGGCGAGTACATCGTGATGCGCGAGGAGCATCAGGTCGAACCGGCGGGCTTGTGGACCGTGACCCGCGCATGCGAGGAGTTCGCGTACTAGGAGCCGAGCGTCAGCGCGACGTTCCAGCCCTTCGCCGCGAGGTCGGCGCGCGAATAGGTGACCGGCCCCCGGTGGCTCACCTCGAGCGTGTAGAACGGGGCATCCGGCAGACCCGCGAGGACGAAGGGCAGAACGCAGCCGAGGGCCGCGTCAACGTGGCCCGTCTCGGTCAGCTGGCCCGTACCGATGACTGTCCCCGACCCGTCCTTCGCCGTGACGGGTGCGCCCTTGGCGATGTCGTTGTACCCGTTCACGCCCTGACACGTCTCGCCAGCCGCGGTGAACGTCGTGCCGTAGGCCGTGGGCAGGAACAGCGAGATCGTGCCATTCAGATCGTGCGTCGGTGCCGCTGACGAGGGAGCGGGCGTCACGTACACGATGATCGGCGTCGGCTGGGCGACGGAAGGCGCAGGTGGCGCGGTCACGTAGATGATCTGCGGCGTCGGCTGCGGGGGAGCCGTGGGCGCGGGAGTCGCGGCCGCGGAGCAGCCCGCTATCACTGTGGATAACCCGACAACCAGCGCGAAAGTCGTGGATAACCGCATTGACCCATCCCCTACCCGTTCGCTACCTTGACGCGCTCGACCACGCGTCGGGCGACGGCCACGCAGCCCTCACCGCTGCGATGACGATACGACGCGAGAACGGGTCAGGCGCCGTGCGAAATGCGGCTCCCGTCACCGATCCGGCTGAGGACGCGATCCTCGCCGACATGGAACGCGAGGTTGAGGAGGCCGTTGTGCTTGCCACGCGACGCGCCCTCAATCGCCTTCGACAGCTCGACGCCGACCGCGGTTTGCCGCGCGAGCGACGCGACGCGCAAGGCGGACCTCGCGGTCACTGAGTGGCTCCGGCTGGATCAGATCAGCCGGTTCGCAGCCCAGAATCCGGCACAGGCTCGCGACCTGCTCCGCATCCGGGAGGGCCGAATGGTCCAGGGCCTCCCATCGGCGATACGTCGCCACGCTCGTTGGCACCTTGGCAGCCACCGCGTCCTGCGAGCCTAGTCCGCTCTCCGCTCGGAGCATCACCAGCACGGATGCGAATGCGCGCTTGAACGCGCTCGCGTGCTCCTCCACCGCCAGAACGGTAGGGAGAGTCAGGGCCGGTAGCCACAACCGGTCCTGACGATTAAGAGCCGCCGCGAGCGTCAACATTCCCTCTTGCATGTATCCGTCAGTTCTGACAGGATACGAGCATGGCTGAAATGCGCAAGAGCACGGTTCAGCGGATGGTGCAGGAACGCACTGGCCGCGACATCGAGTCCCATCTTCGAGAGCTGTACGTCGCGCGCCGTCTGACCGATCAGGAGATCGCCTCGCTGCTCGGCATCAGTCGGGTCACCGTCGGTGAATGGCGGCGACAGTTCGGCATCGACCGGACCGAACGCAAGGCGGCGCTCGCTTGACCTCCACGGCATGGCGCAACGCCCTGCTCCTCGCGGCCCTCTGCTGGGTCGCCATCGCGGCCCTGAGCGTGCTCGTGGGCGTGCTCGTCGTGGCGATCGTGGAGCACGCATGACCACGGCCGCGCCTCTACGGGGTTCGGGCGCGACCGTGGACGGCGCACGGCGGGACGTGATCGACATTCCCGGTGTCGCTCTCTCCGACGTGCGCCGTTCTGAGATCACACGTCCGCGACAGCAGCGGCGCGGTGAGCGCGTCGTGGAGCGAGGCGGGCCGGGATCGACGGCGGGGAAATCCGCCGAACGCTGAATGGGCGGGTGCGGTGGAGGCCGTGCCCGTCCACCACTCCGAGGAGGACTGCACATGGCTGTCACCGCACCGACTGAGGACTTCGCGGCGTTCGTGGAGCGTCGCTTCGGAGGGAAGTTGTACGGGGGCGCGCACGACCCGAACGGGCACGCCTGCCTCCATGAAGCCCTGAACGTCTACCGGGGCCAGGAGTGGTCCGACGACACGTCAGGCACGCTGGACCTCCGCGGCCTCAACGACGCGCCGTGGTCGTCCGATGACGCTCGTACGGCGGCGATGGTCCCGCTGGGGCCGCTCGTCCTCGACTGGCCGAACTGGTCCGAGGAGCGCCGCGTTGCATGGGCGAAGCGGGTTGCGGCCGAGACAATCCGCCGCGTTCTGCCCCTCGCCCTGCGCGCAGCGGCATCGGTGCATCCCGCACCGGCGCACGCGACGGCCCTGACGGAAGCCGCCGAGCGATGCGAGCAGGATGCGAGCGAGTCGGCGGCGGAGTCGGCGGCGGAGTCGGCGGAGTCGGCGGCGGAGTCGGCGGCGAGGTCGGCGGGGGCGGCGGCGAGGTCGGCGGGGGCGGCGGGGTCGGCGGCGAGGTCGGCGGCGAGGTCGGCGGCGAGGTCGGCGGCGTGGTCGGCGGCGT